ACTGTAAGCACAGCTATAAAGAATATGACCATGAATCGGACTGCTTGAAGTCAGGCTTCTGCGACAATTCCCGCATTTTACATAGCCACCTAATAGTGTTGTTTCCCTGTCAAATTTGCTTTTCTTGGTGTATCTGATCTGAAGGGACTGTGCTTTTTCAAAAACTTCTTTTGATACAATCGGCTCGTGATGATTTTCCATCACTTTCCACTGATTTCTCGGTACCGGTACTTCTTTCCCAGTTCCGGGATCTGGAATCTTTGTCTTTCCATAGACCATACAGCCTATATAAGTCTTATCATCTACAATCTTCCGTATCATATCACTCGTCCACTGCAATCCTCTTGATGAAGCTTTCTTACTGCCTGATTTCTGTCGTCTGCTCATAGACTGCAAGGGAGTCAATACACCCTCTTCATTGAATAACTTACAAATCTCCATCTTGGAATATCGCTGATTGGTCAGTTCAAATACTCTGCGGATCACTTCTGCTTCGTCCTCTACAATCACCAGTTCTCTCTTATTTTCAGGATTGATTCGATACCCATAAGGTGCAGAGCCACAGCAATATTCACCTTTTCCTCGTCGGGTGCTGACTGCTGCCTTTACCTTTACAGACTGGTCTTTCACATAAAAGTCTGCGATCAGTCCTTTAAACTGTACTTCGATGTCTGAATTCTTTCCTTTATAATCTTTAGAATCATATCGATCTGAGATAGAAATGAAGCGTACTCCAAGAAATGGAAAAATCTGCTCTAGATAAGTTCCCATCTCAATATAGTTTCTGGCAAAACGGGAAAAATCTTTTACCACAATACACTGAACTTTATTCTCTCTGGCAAGTTCCAGAACCTGCTTAATTGCCGGGCGCTCCATACTGGAACCAGAATATCCGTCATCGTAAAACTCCTGAAATGGCATAGCAGCAAGCTCCGGAATATGGGAAATATAATCTTTTACCAGTTTTCTCTGATTGATAATGCTGTTACTTTCTCCCTCTGAATCATCTTCCATGGAAAGACGGTAATATCCAATAATCAGTTTCTGATCACTCATGTTCTACCGCCCCCTTAAACCCGAAGTTGATTTCCAGTCTGCCATCACCATACAGATACATACTTTCAATCAAGCCCTCTGCAAGTTCCGCATTGATTCTGGTTGTCCCATCCAGTTCCAACAGACTTCGTAAAAATCTGGCTTCTTCTTTCTGCTGTTTTTCCAGCTTTCGTATGGTCTGCTCCAGAGACTTCTTTCTCTCTTCACAAAACTCTTTCCAGTTATTACGGTCATCTTTCATTTCTATATAGGCTTCTTTGGAAAGTTCACCCTCTTTATATTTCATAAATGCCTGTGCCAGTTTTTCTGAACGTCTTTCCATATCTGCATCCAGTTTTCTGATCTCAGTTTGAATCTCATTGATTTTGGAAAGAAATACCGCACTGCTTATAACAGACATATCCTTTTTCCGCAATCCAGATAACTGAAACTGTCTGGTCAGCTCCGAACGGACAATTTTCTGCAGCTTCTCCTCGGAAATAGATTTGTGACTACATTTTCTTTCATCCCGATACCAGGCAGCATTGCAAAAGTAATACACATTGCCTCTGTATCTACGTGTACACATTTTCCGCTTACAATCACCACAATAGAATACATTGTAAAATGCTCTTTCATCATCTTCCCACCCTGCAGTAGTTTTTGTTGCTTTCTGTTGTGCTGCTTTTAGCCTGACCTGTGCTTTTTCAAACAATTCTCTGCTAATAATTGGCTCATGGGCATTTGGCGTAATAATCCACTGGCTCTCGTCCAATATGTCACACCATTTTTCACCTCTTTGAAATCTGGATTCATATTTTCTCTGAACCAGATCGCCATAATAATTATTCCGGTTCAGCACTGCACGTATCGAAGAATTTCCCCACTGATGAAGGTTCTCTCCGTCCTGACAGTACACATGATGATATTGGTTATAATCTGAAATCCGATGTACCCTATCCTCAAACAGCCTGTCAATAATGCCCTGTATGCCATCTCCCGAAGCATATTCTTCAAAAATCCTGCGGACAATCTTTGCAGCTTCCGGTTCCACCATCAACTTATAAATTCCATTTATCTTTTCCACACAATATCCATATGGAGCTGTAGATCCCACATACTCACCGTTTTTTTGTGCAATACGTTTCGCTGCCCGTTCTTTTGCGGAAATGTCTTTCGCATAAGCATCATTCACCAGATTCTTGATATTCATGGATAATTCCTGATTCTTGGCATCCGGTGCAAATGAATCATAGTTGTCACATACAGAAATAAACCGCACTTTCATAAAAGGAAGAATCTTTTCCAGATAGTTGCCAGTTTCGATATAATTTCTTCCAAATCGTGAGAAATCCTTTACCAGAATACAGTTTAGTTTACCTGCCCTGACATCATTCATCATCCGTTCAAATCCCGGTCTGTCAAAATTTGTTCCGGTTTTTCCCAAATCAGAATAAATATCATATACAGCAATCTCATACTCTTTGTCCGGATTTTCATTGTGCTTCTGAATGAATTCTTTTATCAGCGTAACCTGTGTTTCAATAGATTCTGACTTTTTTTCATCATTATCTACGGATAATCTGGCATAAATTGCAGCCATACATACCGGAATACCAGGAATCTTCTTCTCTGTGTTTTTCTTATATCTTTTTGCTGTTCTTGCCATTTATCCCACCTCTTTCCTGCATTCTGTCCTGTGTTCCGCATAAAACCGTCTTATGACTTTCATCTTCTCAATCATATCCTGATAGCGGATGTGAATTTTAATTTGCTTGTTTTCATAAATATAGATTTTATCTACGGTCAGTGCCAGCAATGTGCGATCCAATTCTTTGATTTCCAGTGATTTCTTCCAGTCCTCCAACTGAACGGTTGCAGACACTCCACCCTCAAACATTTGCTTTATCAGCTTTTTCTGATTCTCAATCATCTGCTCCAGTTCTTCACATTTTCTTCCATAACTTTCCCGAAAATCATCGAACTCCGCTTTGCTGATCAGTCCCTCTTTCAAGTCATCACCCAAAGATGCTTTCAGACTGTAATAACGGTTATATTCTTCCTGCAACTTACTAATCTGTGTATCATAACCGATTACCTGATCGTAACTGACTTGCATCTCACAAAGTTCTTCCATAATCATCTGATAGTCTATAAAAAGTGCTGTATATGCCTGAATCTCTTTCAATACAATCCTTTTCAGCACCTCTTCTGGAATACTGTGTCTGGTACAATCTCCACCTTTATTCTTTGTCTGGCAGATATAAAAAGCTTTTTTCTTCCCCTTATACTGATTTACCCTGCGTATCATCGGGGTCTTGCAATCTCCACAAAACACAAATCCCGAAAAAAAGTTTGCACTGTCTAATGTTTTCGATGCTCTGCCATCATATTGGAGTAACTTCTGCACCACGTCAAAATCACTCTGCCTGATGATTGCCGGATGCGTATTTTCTACTTTCACCCACTCTGATTCTGGCTTATCCAGGCGTTGCTTTACTTTATAGCTGATTCGTTCCTGCTTGCCCTGTACCATGTTTCCAATGTAAACCTCGTTGGTTAGAATCCTTTTAATCTGCACTGCCGACCATTTCGGTGTGTCTGAGCTGTGAAATCCAGAATTATAATTCTCGCCATTTGCCTTTTTATATTCTTTTGGCGACTGCACATAACGTACATTCAGTTTTTCTGCGATTGCTCCAAGACTGAATCCATCAATTTTCCATGAAAATATTTTTCTTACAATATCCGCTGCATAAGAATCTATCACCAGACAATTCTTATTCTCCGGATCTTTGCAGTAACCATACGGTGCAAATGCTCCAATAAATTCACCTTTCTCACGTTTGATTTTCTGATGGCTTCGCACTTTACCGGAAATGTCCCGGCAATAACTTTCATTTACAAAATTTTTGATTGGAACTACAAATGACTTCTCTGAAAAGTCTGCTGTTTTGCTATCAAACTGGTCTGTAACTGAAATAAAACGCACATTTAAAGCCGGGTAGGTCTTTTCGATCCATCGCCCGGCTTCTATATATTCTCTTCCGAATCTGGATAAGTCTTTTACAATCACACAATTTACTTTTCCAGCTTCTATGTCAGTTGTCATTCGTTTAAACTCAGGTCGGTCAAAATTTCCTCCTGAGTATCCATCATCCACATATATATCAAAGATCTGAATATCCGGCTGGCTTTTTACAAAGCTCCGAAGTAACTCTCTCTGATTTACAATGCTATTGCTCTCTGACTTCGCACTGCCCTCTTCCATATCGTCTTTCGATAATCGAAGATACAATGCAGCATCGTATATATCTGGCATATTCATTTGCATCTGTTCCATTTTACATC